GCGAATTATCACTATCGCCACGAGTTTGCACATTATTTTGTGTTTTCTGGTGGTATTTGATGGTTTTTACGGCGAAGACACCCCACCCCCTCTATATAGGGGAACCCCCCACCCCAAAAATAAAAGTCCCAGCAAAAAATTTTTTGTTTGTCAAGGGTCTGAAATACCGGGTTTAAGGTACCCCCGTACGTGTCACGTAACCTATTGATTATATTGGGTTATTCGGTTATTCGGGTTTTCAGACCCCTCGGTGTGCCCGGCACGTAAATACTTGTAGAAAATTTGGTTACACAGAAGTAGTTACGTGAGGGTGTCCACAAAATCACATATATAGCGTTTTGGACTTTTTGGACTATTCGCGGGTGAGGTTGTCGTTGATGTGCCGAATCCAGAAAAAGAAGTCTGGTAGCGGTAGGGCGTGCTTCATTTTGTTGGCCTGCCAGCATACGAGATGCACGTTTGAGCGTACGTATCCTTTGGTTGGGTCTATCCGGTCTACACTTGCATTGGTGGTGGTCTCTCCAAACCCACGATGCCGGGTCATTACCAAACCACTCAAGGCACATCGCCCCTCTTGTTCTTCCCACAGCTCTACTAGGTCTGCAACTGTTATGGCGAATTCTAGGTCTTCCCGCTTCTTACGGCTGTGCTTGAGTCCAGCTAAGGAGTATCGAAGGAACGCCTCAACGCTGGCGTTACGTAGTTTGTTTTTAGCTTTATGCTTACAGCCCTTGCAGGTATATAATCTGTATATACCATTCATAGAGAATGCTTCGATAGGTTTCTCTTCGTGACAGACTTTGCAAGTTCTTGTATCTTCTGATGCCATATTGTACTTTCCCCGCGTGAATACGTATGTTTAAGTTACAGGCATAACCCATGACTTTATTTGTAGAACCTGAGATCGGTGTTCCGTTTTCAGATGACACCCCCACAGTCGATCTGAAGGAGCGGGCCGAAGCAGCCTGCAACACGGCGCTCAAACTAGCAGAACATGGATTAGATTTGGAACCCACGGCGGAAGATGAAGACACGGCTGCGAAACTTGCTTTGGCTTATGCTGACGACCCTGAAAAAACTTCTAAAAAGGTTACTACGAAGAAGGCGGCGAAACTCACCCCTGCCTCCATGGTGCTGACGAACAACATACTTCAAGAGTTTGGGCATTCGGTCGCAGAAAGCGCGACTCAGATCCGACACCTCGTAACTAATAAGCTCTTATTGGAGTCGGAGAACGACGACCCACGCATTCGCATACGAGCTTTGGAACTTCTAGGTAAGATCTCAGATGTTGGGTTGTTTGCCGAGAAGTCCGAGGTGACTATAACACATCAGTCTACAGATGATCTGCGTGACAAGTTACGTGGTAAGCTAGAGAAGCTGGTGCAGCCGGTAGAGATAGAAGCCGAGGATGCGGTCTATCAAGAGGTTGTGCTAGACGGTGAGGTGCTGGACATCAACAAAGAGCTTGGTCTGGATGAGTTGGAAGCGGCAGTAGAAGAAGTGGCAGAAGACGAAGCGAAAGTAGAAGGCGAAGAAGGCTACGATGACTGAGGCCGTTCCCAGTTTTACTGAGGAAGAGGTACAGCAGATGCTGGACAACCTCGACGCCTTTTCTGATGAAGAGGTTGTTGAGATAAACCGCATCGTAGATGAGCTGGAATCGCGTAAGGCGAACGAAGCGGCGTACGACGACCTGATAGAATTCTGTAAGAAGATGCAGCCAGACTACATTGTGGGCAAACACCACAGGATTTTGGCGAATATGTTGATGTCGATTGAATCTGGTGACAAAGACCGGATTTGTGTGAATATCCCACCGCGCCACGGCAAGTCCCAACTTGTCTCTATCTTCTTTCCAGCGTGGTTTTTGGGTCGAAATCCGAACAAGAAAGTGATGATGGTGTCGCATACCACCGATTTGGCGGTGGATTTTGGTCGTAAGGTGCGGAATCTCATCTCTACGGACGAGTATCAGGCCATATTCTCCACAGTTCAGCTTGCCAGCGACTCGAAATCAGCCGGTAGATGGAACACGAACTCCGGTGGCGAGTATTATGCGTGCGGTATTGGCTCTGCATTGGCCGGTCGTGGTGCTGATTTGCTACTGGTGGACGACCCACACTCGGAACAGGACGTAATTAACGGCAACTTTGCCGTATTTGAGAAGGCATACGAGTGGTTTACCTTCGGTGCGCGTACTCGTCTGATGCCCGGAGGCCGTGTTGCAATAATTCAGACCCGATGGCACCAAGATGACCTGACTGGGCGGGTTATACGCGACATGACGCAGAATGACCGCGCTGATGAGTACGAGGTGGTCGAATTCCCTGCCATACTGGAGATTGAGGACGAGGAGACGGAGGAGATCGTAGAGAAACCCCTGTGGCCTGAGTTCTTCGACCTAGATGCACTGCTACGAACCAAGGCGTCGATGCCTACATTCCAGTGGAACGCGCAGTATCAGCAGACACCCACGGCGGAAGAGGCTGCGCTGGTCAAGCGCGAGTGGTGGCAGATCTGGGAGCAGGACAATCCGCCGTCATGCGAGTACATAATTATGTCGCTGGACGCGGCGGCAGAGAAACACAACCGCGCAGACTTCACGGCGTTGACTACGTGGGGCGTGTTCCTCAACGAGGAGTACAATGCGTACCACATCATCCTGCTGAACAGTATAAAGAAGCGGTTAGAATTTCCAGAGCTGAAGGACTTGGCGCTGGAGGAGTACAGCGAGTGGGAACCCGATGCGTTCATTGTGGAGAAGAAGTCATCAGGTACGGCGCTGTATCAAGAGATGAGGCGTATGGGGCTGCCCGTATCAGAGTATACGCCCCACAGAGGATCAGGTGATAAGTTAGCGCGTCTTAATGCAGTATCTGATATTGTTGCGTCTGGTTTGGTGTGGGTACCTCCTACACGGTGGGCAGAAGAGGTAGTCGAAGAGATTGCCGGATTTCCGTTTATGAGCCATGATGACTTAGTTGACTCAACGGTCATGGCACTCATGCGTTTTAGGCAGGGCGGGTTCATACGACTGCCGACAGATGAGCCGGAAGAACAAAGATACTTTAAGTCGCGGCGAGGCGGCTTCTACTAGAGACATACTATGGCTATAGAAAAAGGTTTATACGCAGCACCTGAAGGTATTGATGCGGGTGAAGAGGAAGAAGCGGCGCTAGAGATTGATATTGTCAATCCAGAAATGGTTACGTTAGACGACGGCAGCGTCGAGATTACAATTATCCCCGATGCCGAAATTGGTGACATGCTACCTTTCGACGCAAACCTAGCCGAAGCAATGGACGAAGCGGAGCTAAATAGGTTAGCCGACGACCTAGTAGGTTTGGTATCCGCCGACATCGACAGCCGCAAAGACTGGGCCGACACATTCGTCAAGGGTCTGGACGTGCTGGGCTTCAAGTACGAAGAGCGTACTGACCCGTGGGAAGGCGCGTGTGGCGTGTACTCTACAGTCCTCGCTGAAGCGGCAATTCGTTTCCAAGCAGAAACAATGTCCGAGACGTTCCCAGCCGCTGGCCCTGTACGGGTCAAGATTGTTGGCGTAGAAGACAAGGACAAGGCTGAAGCGGCAAACCGCGTGAAAGCGGATATGAACTACGAACTCACCGAGCGCATGGTGGAGTACAGACCCGAGCACGAGCGACTGCTGTACAGCCTTGGCTTGGCTGGTAGTGCGTTCAAGAAAGTTTATTTCGATCCGAACATAGGCCGACAGGTAGCTCTATATATCCCCGCTGAAGATGTGGTCGTGCCATACGGTGCCTCACATATCGAAACAGCAGAACGTGTTACGCACATCATGCGTAAGACTAAGAACGAGATGAAGAAGCTACAAGTCAGTGGGTTCTACCGCGACGTAGATCTGGGTGACCCGCAGGCATACCACACTGACATTGAAGAGCGTAAGGCTGAAGAGGGTGGCTACTCTATTCAGGACGATAATCGTTTCTCGATATACGAGATACACGCCGATCTGGTCATTGAAGGATCTGGCGACTCTGATGACGGTATTGCCAAGCCATACGTGGTGACGTTGGAGCGTGGCACTAACGAGATCCTGTCTATCTACCGTAACTGGAACCCCGAAGACCCGTTAACTCTGAAGCGCCAGCACTTCGTACATTATGTGTATGTGCCCGGATTTGGCTTTTATGGGCTTGGTCTTATTCATATCATAGGGGGGTACGCTAAAGCCGGAACGTCCCTTATACGGCAACTGGTGGACGCAGGCACACTGTCGAATCTGCCGGGTGGCTTAAAAGCCCGTGGGTTGCGTATTAAAGGCGATGACACGCCGATTGAGCCGGGTGAGTTCAAAGATGTAGATGTACCGTCAGGCAGCATCCGCGACAATATCATGCCGCTCCCATACAAGGAGCCAAGCCAGACCCTACTAGCCCTGCTGAACCAGATCACGCAGGAAGGCCGTCGTCTGGGTGCTATCAGCGACATGAACATCTCAGACATGTCAGCCAATGCTCCGGTAGGAACTACGCTGGCGTTGCTAGAACGTACGTTGAAGCCAATGGCTGCTGTACAGGCCCGCGTACACTACGCTATGAAGCAGGAGTTCAAGCTCCTGAAAGCTATCATGGCAGAGTACGCCTCTGAGGAGTACGCATACGAGCCGATCCGTGGGGAAGTGACTGCACGGCAATCTGATTACATGTCAGTAGATGTGATCCCAGTCAGCGATCCGAACAGTTCTACGATGGCCCAGCGTGTTGTGCAGTACCAAGCGGTATTGCAGATGGCTCAGTCAGCGCCTCAGATCTACGACTTGCCACAGCTACACAGGCAGATGATCGAAGTGCTGGGCGTTAAGAACGCTGAGAAGTTGGTACCGACAGAAGACGATATACGTCCGACTGACCCAGTTAGTGAAAACATGAACGCCCTGAACGGCAAGCCGATGAAAGCATTTATCTATCAAGATCACGATGCTCACATGGCGGCGCACCAAGCGTTCTTACAAGATCCTATGATCGCAGCGACAATCGGGCAAAACCCACAGGCGCAGCGCATCATGGCATCTTTGCAGGCTCACATTGTTGAGCACCTTGGCTTCAAGTACCGCAAGCAGATGGAAGACAAGTTGGGTGCACCACTCCCCAACCCGAACGCCGAACTGCCAGAGGATATGGAAGTCAACCTAGCTCGCCTGATTGCGACGGCGGGTACTCAGGTATCGCAGCAGAACCAGCAGCAGGCCGCACAGCAAGCCGCACAGCAGAAGGCCCAAGACCCTGTTGTACAAATGCAACAGGCCGAGCTACAGATCAAGCAGCAAGAAGTGCAGCGTAAGATGGCTAAAGACCAGCTAGACGCGCAGGTGAAGCAGGCTGAACTGGAGCTGAAGGCTCGCGAGAACATGCAGGATGCCCAGATGGATCAGGCAGAACTAGCACTTAAACAGCAAGAGTTGCAGATCGACGCTCAGAAGGCAGGCGTGAAAATGGCTGCGGAACGCCGCAGAGATAACGCAAAAGCAGACTTGGATCTACTAAAGACCATGCAGAATTCCAACAACAATAGAGGCCGATAATGGCTAAAACCGTCTTAGACGTGCTAAAGGAACGAATCGAGTCCGATAAGGACTCTGCACTACAATTTCTTAGTGGTGGAGGAGCTAAAGACTTCTCCATGTATAAGGAAACCACAGGTTTGATTCGAGGTCTCGAAACCTGTTTGGGCTATGTAGAAGACCTCTCGCGAAACT